TTGGCCACTCCCTCTATGCGCGCTCGCTCGCTCGGTGGGGCCGGCAGAGCAGAGCTCTGCCGTCTGCGGACCTTTGGTCCGCAGGCCCCACCGAGCGAGCGAGCGCGCATAGAGGGAGTGGCCAACTCCATCACTAGGGGTACCGCGGTGACGTCAGTGTTCTTATCGTGAAGCGCACCCAAGCAGTTAATGTGTAACCAGTTGCTATGGAAACCGATAAGATAAGAAGCACAGGAGACCAAAGTTCAACTGAAACGAATCAACCGGTTTATTGATTAACATGCAATTACAGATTACGGGTGAGGTAACGAGTGCCAATAGGGCGAGGCTCAGAGTAAACACCCTGGCTGTCAACGGCAAAGTCCACACCAGTCTGCTTTTCAAAGTTGGAGGTGTACTGAATCTCCGGGTTCCAGCGCTTGCTGTTTTCCTTCTGCAGCTCCCACTCGATTTCCACGCTGACTTGTCCGGTGCTGTACTGTGTGATGAACGAAGCAAACTTGGCAGGAGTAAACACCTCCGGAGGATTAGCGGGAACGGGAGTGTTCTTGATCAGGATCTGAGGAGGCGGATGTTTAAGTCCAAAGCCGCCCATCAAAGGAGACGGGTGAAAGTTGCCATCCGTGTGAGGAATCTTGGCCCAGATGGGACCCTGCAGGTACACGTCCCGGTTCTGCCAGACCATGCCAGGTAAGGCTCCCTGGTTGTTGACAACTTGTGTCTGGGCTGCAGTATTAGCCGCTTGTAAGTTGCTGCTGACTATCCCGTATTCTTCCGTGGCTACAGGATTAGTAGGACGAATTTCTTCTTCATTTGTCATTAACACATTTTCCAATGTAGTTTTGTTAGTTGCTCCAGTTTTTCCAAAAATCAGGACTCCGCTGGATGGGAAAAAGCGGTCCTCGTCGTCCTTGTGAGTTGCCATGGCGACGCCGGGATTAACCAACGAGTTTCTGCCGTTCAGGTGATATTTGGTGGCACCAGTCCAAGCAAAGTTGCTGTTGTTGTTTTGATCCAGCGTTTTGGAGACTCTTTGTTGCCGGAAGCAAGGTCCAGGTAACCAATTCTTGGCTTGTTCGGCCATAGTTGAAGGCCCGCCCTGGTAAAACTGCAGTTCCCGATTGCCAGCTGTGCCTCCTGGGTTACTCTGTGTTCTGGCCAGGTAGTACAAGTACTGGTCGATGAGGGGATTCATCAGCCGGTCCAGGCTCTGGCTGTGTGCGTAGCTGCTGTGGAAAGGCACGTCCTCGAAGCTGTAGCTGAACTCAAAGTTGTTGCCCGTTCTCAGCATCTGAGAGGGGAAGTACTCCAGGCAGTAGAAGGAGGAACGTCCCACAGACTGACTGCCATTGTTGAGAGTCAGGTAGCCGTACTGAGGAATCATGAAGACGTCCGCCGGGAACGGAGGCAGGCAGCCCTGGTGCGCAGAGCCGAGGACGTACGGCAGCTGGTATTCCGAGTCCGAGAATACCTGAATCGTGCTGGTAAGGTTATTAGCGATGGTCGTAACGCCGTCATTCGTCGTGACCTCCTTGACCTGGATGTTGAAGAGCTTGAACCGCAGCTTCTTGGGCCGGAATCCCCAGTTGTTGTTGATGAGTCGCTGCCAGTCACGTGGTGAGAAGTGGCAGTGGAATCTGTTAAAGTCAAAATACCCCCAGGGGGTGCTGTAGCCGAAGTAGGTGTTGTCGTTGGTACTACCTGCAGTTTCACTGGAGATTTGCTTGTAGAGGTGGTTGTTGTAGGTGGGCAGGGCCCAGGTTCGGGTGCTGGTGGTAATGACTCTGTCGCCCAGCCATGTGGAATCGCAATGCCAATTTCCTGAGGCATTACCCACTCCGTCGGCACCTTCGTTATTGTCTGCCATTGGTGCGCCACCGCCTGCAGCCACTGTACCAGATCCCACACTAGAGGGCGCTGCTGGAGGTTCTCCGAGAGGTTGAGGGTCGGGGACTGACTCTGAGTCGCCAGTCTGACCGAAATTGAGTCTCTTTCTGGCGGGCTGCTGGCCTTTCTTGCCGATGCCCGTGGAGGAGTCGGGGGAACGCTGAGGTGACGGCTCTACCGGTCTCTTCTTTGCAGGAGCCGTCTTAGCGCCTTCCTCAACCAGACCGAGAGGTTCGAGAACCCGCTTCTTGGCCTGGAAGACTGCTCGCCCGAGGTTGCCCCCAAATGACGTATCTTCTTGCAGACGCTCCTGAAACTCGGCGTCGGCGTGGTTATACCGCAGGTACGGATTGTCACCCGCTTTGAGCTGCTGGTCGTAGGCCTTGTCGTGCTCGAGGGCCGCTGCGTCCGCCGCGTTGACGGGCTCCCCCTTGTCGAGTCCGTTGAAGGGTCCGAGGTACTTGTAGCCAGGAAGCACCAGACCCCGGCCGTTGTCCTGCTTTTGCTGGTTGGCTTTGGGTTTCGGGGCTCCAGGTTTCAGGTCCCACCACTCGCGAATGCCCTCAGAGAGGTTGTCCTCGAGCCAATCTGGAAGATAACCATCGGCAGCCATACCTGGTTTAAGTCATTTATTGCTCAGAAACGCAGTCGTCCAGGTCCACGTTGACCAGGTCGCAGGCCGAGCAAGCAATCTCGGGCGCCCGCCCCAGCAGATGATGAATCGCGCAGAGTTTCCGATACGTCTTTTTTCTGACGACCGGTTGAGATTCTGACACGCCGGGGAAACACTCTAAACAGTCTCTGACCCCGTGTGTGAAGCAAATGTTGAAATTCTGATTCATTCTCTCGCACGTTTTGCAGGGAAACAGCATCTGAATCATGCCCGCGTGACGAGAACATTTGTTTTGGTACCTGTCGGCAAAGTCCACCGGAGCTCCTTCCGCGTCTGACGTCGATGGATCCGCGACTGAGGGGCAGGCCCGCTTGGGCTCGCTTATATCCGCGTCATCGGGGGCGGGTCTTTTGCTGGCTCCGCCCTTTCTGACGTAGAACTCATGCGCCACCTCGGTCACGTGATCACTGGCCCAGCGGAAGAACTCTTTGACTTCCTGCTTCGTCACCTTGCCAAAGTCGTGCTCCAGACGGCGGGTGAGTTCAAATTTGAACATCCGGTCCTGCAACGGCTGCTGGTGCTCGAAGGTGGTGCTGTTCCCGTCAATCACGGCGCACATGTTGGTGTTGGAGGTGACGATCACGGGGGTGGGGTCGATCTGGGCGGACGACTTGCACTTTTGGTCCACGCGCACCTTGCTGCCGCCGAGAATGGCCTTGGCGGACTCCACGACCTTGGCCGTCATCTTGCCCTCCTCCCACCAGATCACCATCTTGTCGACGCAATCGTTGAAGGGAAAGTTCTCATTGGTCCAGTTGACGCAGCCGTAGAAGGGCACGGCGTGGGCGATGGCTTCCGCAATGTTGGTCTTGCCGGTGGTGGCGGGCCCAAACAGCCAGATGGTGTTGCGCTTCCCGAACTTTTTCTGGGCCCAGCCGAGAAAGACGGAGCCGGCGTAGGCAGGATCGTACCCGTTCAGCTCCAGGATGCGGTAGATGCGGTTGGTTTTAATGTCCGCGGGCAGCGAGGGCCCCACCAGGTAGTCGGGCGCGGATTTGGTCAGCGCCATGATCTTGCCGGCATTGTCCAGCGCGGCCTTGATCTGGGACCGCGAGTTGGAGGCGGCGTTGAAGGAGATGTACGAGGCCTGGTCCTCCTGGATCCACTGCTTCTCGGAGGTGATGCCCCGGTCCACCAGCCACCCGACCAGCTCCATGTAGCGCGCGGAGGTTTTTGACCTGATCACGGGCGCGTCAGAATTGGGGTTCAGATTCTCCTTGTTCTGCTCCTGCGTCTGGCTGACGTGGGTCAGGTGCTGCGCCACGAGCCGTTTGCGTTCGGCCAGGTTCAAACACGCGCTTATATACTCCTCCATGTTAGTCCACGCCCACTGCAGCTCGGGCTGGGTCTTGGGCAGGAGGTAGTTGGGGATGTAGCACTCGTCCACCACCTTGTTCCCCCCGCCGGCGCCATTACGCGTCTTGGTCACCGCGAACCAGTTGGGCAGCGTGGGCTCGACCCCGCGGTAGATGGTCTGGACCAGCTTCTCCCGAATCTGACTCAGGAAGCGGCCTAGCACCATGGACTTGACCCCCGTGGTCTCCACCAGAACGTGAAGGTGGAAGTAGCTCTCGCCCTTCTCGAACTGAACAAAGAACAGGGCCTCCGGGGCCTTACTCACGCGGCGCCATTGGACCAGGAAGTCGCGCTGCAGCTTCTCGGCCACGGTCAGGGGTGCCTGCTCGATCAGATTCAGATCCATGTCAGAATCCGGGGGCAGCTCCCATTCCTTCTCGGCCACCCAGTTCACAAACGAGTCAGAAATGCCCGGCAGGTGCTCGTCCAGGTCGCTCGGCACCTTGATCACGATCTCGTAGAAACCCGGCATGGCTGCTGCTCGTTCAAATTTCGCGGTCAAAATGGAGATCCTGCTCGCTCACTCGGCCATATATACCTCAAATGGCCACGTGGTGTCGCAAAATGTCGCAAAAGCACTCACGTGACAGCTAATACAGGACCACTCCCCTATGACGTGATTTACGTCAGCGCTGACGCGGCAGCGTGGGAGGCGCTTCGCGGTACCCCTAGTGATGGAGTTGGCCACTCCCTCTATGCGCGCTCGCTCGCTCGGTGGGGCCGGCAGAGCAGAGCTCTGCCGTCTGCGGACCTTTGGTCCGCAGGCCCCACCGAGCGAGCGAGCGCGCATAGAGGGAGTGGCCAA